ATGAGCAGGAAGCGTTGGCGCACGCTGGTTGCGAAGCTGGGCGAGATCAAAATTGCATGGGGGCGTGTCGACGCTCACAACAACCCTGACCTCTGCGTTGCTTGGGGTGATGGCACCGATATGAAATGCACCGGCATGCTCATGTTACATGCCTTCACCGAGAAGAGGCTGCGACCTTCGTTTCGCAGGCCCGGATACGAGTACGAGCCTTCTCTCATTGATGAGTTGGAAGAGCGCGGCTTCGACATCACGACGATCAAGTTCACGATTCAGAAGAAGGCTGCGCTATGACCATGCTTGAAACCACCCAGAGCGATCTTGTCGAGCGGCTGCGCACGACAAAGCTTCTTTCGCAGCGCAATCAGATGGAATTGCAGCGCGAAGCCGCTGCCGAGATCATCCGCCTGCGCGCCGATTCCGAACGCCTCAAGAAGATCGAAAGCCAGACAGACGGCGGCGGGTTCGATAAATGGCCTACCGAGACTTTCGTCGGCCAGCTTCGCATGCAGGCGCGCGACAACCTGGATCCCGAGTACAGCCAGTTCATGGCGGCTACGGCTACCCACTTGGGAATTCTGAGTGGTCAGTGCGATGCGCAGCGGGAAATTGCCGATCGTGCGAAGGAGGATGCAGCCCGCCTGCGCGCCCACTGCGAGGCGCTTTCTGGGGCGCTGGGGCTTTACACCTGCCATCCATGCCCGATCTGCAACGGTGATTGCTCCAGCGCGATGCCTCCGGTTCTGAACTGCCCAACGGAAGCGGCTGTCAAAGCATTCCGAGATTGGGATGCCTACCGTGGGGAGAACGCCAATGGATGACCAGAAGCCGCGCCGCGTCCAGCTTCGGCGTACCAAGGGCTGGAAAATGCCCGATAACACGGTGAAGGTGGACCGGACCAACAAGACGTTCGGCAACATCTTCACCGTGGGCTGCGTTCCCAGCCAGTTTAGCGCCGCCCTGCCGGATAGCTGCGAAACAATCGAGCATGCCGTCGAGTGCTTCCGCTACTATGCCGCTACCTGGATGGCGCTCACGTCAGGCCGTTGGATCGAGCCATTGCGCGGAAAGAACCTCGCTTGTTGGTGCAAACCGGGATCGCCGTGCCACGCTGACGTGCTCCTCGAACTCGCGAACAAGGACACCCCCGCATGACCAGAGAAGCCCTGCTCGTGCTGGCTGCTAGGGCCGAAGCTGCTGAGGGTCCGGATCGGGAGCTTGATGCGGAGATCATGGTCGCATTGAAAAGCGAAACATATTTGACCGCGCGATTGTACCGGATCGGAGAACTGGCCGCCGCTGGAGCGGGACCAGACAGTGATTGGCGAAACGCGATTATCCTGTTCCAGGATGTTCCATACACCGCCTCCCTCGACGCGGCGATGACGCTTGTGCCCGACGATCTGTTCCCGACGATCGATTTCGTCACGAAACGGGTCTGGATCCGCGACGCCAAGGGGTTCGACGTGGCATGGGGCGAGGCTCATGGCTTTGCGGCCACCGTGCCTTTGTCGATTTGCGCCGCCGCTCTCCGCGCCCGAGCAGGAGACGGAGTATGATGGGCCTGCGTGAGGAGGTAGCAAAGGCCATCCACGAATCCAACCGCATCGTCCCTTGGGAGCAGACGTGCCAGCAGGACCTTGCATACGAGCGCGCCGATGCCGCGATCAAGGCCGTGCTGGAGGCGCTCAAGGAGCCCACTCCTCGCATGATCTCCGAGGGAGAAAGTGCTGCGTCTGTCGGGATCGGCAAACCTGCGGACGACGAAGCAATCACTCGCGTCTGGCGGGAAATGCTCACCGCCTTCACCCGCGAACACTACCTCTCGGCGCTGGCAGAGGGAGATGGGAGGTAGGGGTGATCCCCTCAGCAGGTCGCCCCGCCGGTGGCGAGTAGGACATCCACCATAGCGCTCCAGGTCGCCACAGCCTCGTCATCGTCGGCGGCATGGCCCCAGCGCTGAAGCGTCTGCTCGCCTGCCAGGCTCATGTCCTCGGTGGGTTCGCGTAGCGCTTTGATGACGGCGCGGACCTCGGCGCACAGCTGCTCTTGCAGTTCGATGTCGAGGCCGTCCCATGCATCCTCGCCGCTTTGTTCCTTCACCAGCGCCCGCGCCGCCTGCTCTATCAAAGACATCGCTTAGCCCTCCATTTTGGATTGGCGTCAGACTACCACCTTAATCGATACGCGCCATCCCTACAGATGGAGGGGCGATGAGAACGAATAGTGAACAAACCGCTTGACCCGACTCGGCCTGATGACGCTTTGATCGGGTATGTCAGAAGCCTTCTCCAACCTCGGTCGCATCATCCAAACCGGCATTCGTGTCCGGGTGAGGTGCGAAGCCTGCAAGGCGACGAAGGAGTTCACGCCTGCCGACATTGAGGCGCTGGCTGCCAAGACCAGCTACCGCTATTCTCTGGTGGACCGAAGGTGCAAATGTCGTCTGACGCCCGGCTGCGATGGCTGGAACCGCTTTGATTACCACATGGGCGTGTGGCGTCCGATGAAGACCGATCGCGGGATCGAGAACGAGGTAAAGCGCGATCGAAGGGCGCGGGAGAGGGCGGTGATCTTGATGAAAGAAGTGCTTGCCGAAAGTTCGGCGCGAAAGAGGCGTTGACCGGCTACTTGCCTGCCCGCGCCTCTGCATCATGCGCCCGGATCGCATCCACCTTCGCTGCGCACTTGTTGAACGCCTTGATGTAGATGCCCCGGCTCTCGATGATCGAGGCGACCGTTTCCTGCGGCACGTCCTGGACGGTGCAGCGCTCCATCAGTCCGGCAGGGAGGCCCTGATAGACCGGCGGCGGCGCCGAGGCGATCTCACTTTTGCTGTTCGAGCAGCTTGCGCAGATCGGCAGGCAGGCGCTGAGCCATAAGGCGGCGGACCTCTTCATTGCTTTGCTCCAAGTCCTTGATTTGGGCAGCCGAGGCGACGCCCTGCTTTTCGATGAGATCCACCTTGTCTTGGAGGAGCAGCGTATTCTTCTGCTCCAGCGCGCGCAGGCGGTCCTGCTCGGCTACGTGCGCTGAAAGGCCCTTGTTGGCGACGCCAAGCGCAGCGATCTGGTCATCCTTTGTGGAGATTTGATCGTTCTGCCGCTGGATGTGCAGGTAGCCCGCGATCGTCGCGCCGATGCCGCAGACGGCAAGCACACCCACCATCGCAAACAGTTCGGACTTCCAGGGGGTCAGAAAGCTGATGAGCCATTTCACGGCCTTTCCTCCTCTTGAGCTTTCGCGGCCGCCACCCTCTTGTCGGTGTTGGCGCGCAGTTTGACCCCCAGTTTTTCGTAGACGATGCGTTCGAGCATCCGGATCGTGACGTTTGCCCCCAGCCATCCGAACAGGCCGACGATAGGGCCGGTCCACAGCGGGTCGAGGCCCATCGCCAGGCAAAGGAGCATGACGAGGAAGCCGACGAAGCCGGACGAAACGGCCTCGGTCATGGCGCGCAGCCAGTTCAGCTTGTTGCCCTTGTCGTGCTCGCGCATGGCGTGCCCTAGAAGACCGCCGACGGCTGCAAGCAGGGTGTAGGCCGCTGCCGTGAGCCAGTCGGATAGCGAGAAGTGTTCCATGTGCCCTCGATGTGGCTCAGCGAGCCCATTCCCCGGTCTTGCCGTGCAGCCACGTCAGGAACTGGCCGACGGTCTTGCCTTTGAGGATCGAAGAATTCGCCTTCGTCGCAGCCTCACCCGCGATCAGGTCGGCCCGCGCGTTGACGTCGGCGCCAATCACCTTGGCCGCCGTGCCTGCACCGAAGAAGTGGGCGGCATAGAGCGAGGCCTTGTTGATCGGGATGCCCTTGGCCTTCAGGATCGTGACGTTCTTCTCGGTGAACGTCTTGGCGCGCGCGGTCTGCTCGCTCTCGGGCGGGGTGAGGCCGCCGAAGGCCTTGCTGGCATCCGCGCCCCACTTGCCGCCTTCACCGATCCAGGTGGCCTTGATGAACTGGTAGAGGCCGGATGCGCTGGAGGTGCTCGCCTTGATGTACGGGCGATTGTTGCTCTCGATCTTTGAGAGCATGGGCCAGTAGTCGTCGGGAATGCTGGTGGTCGCGGACATGCGCGGTGCTCCGAAAGCGTCGAGGAGGTTGTCGAGGGCAAGGATGTTGCCCGGATCGTCGAACAGGCCGGGAGGCGAAACGGAGCGGACGGCATCAAAGACGGCCTTGCGGGGATCGGACACCGTGTTCAGGCCTCGGTCTGTGCGTCGACCATCGACTGCACCCGCGCCACTTCGCCCTCGAAGTAGTTCGTCACGTTGCGCATGGTGGTGACGACCGCCGATGCCTGGCTGAACGGCGTGCCGAGCGAGTTGTCGGACGCGATCTGCGGGAGCAGGGCGGTGATGTCGTCGGCCAGGGTGGCGGCCTTGCCTGCCTTCAGGGCGGCGAGGATGGCCTGGAGCCCTTCGAGATTGGCGAGGGCAATCTGGCGGTCCAGCTCATTGCGCTGGGCGAGCAATTCGGCGGCGGTCGGCATGTCAGTTTCCTTCGGGAGGATACAGCAGGTCGGTCACCCGCTTGTTGAGAGTCGACAGCTGGCCCGCGAGGGTGGCGATGGTGGATTCCAGCTGGGCGATCCGATCACTGAGAGAAGGCTCAAGCTCGCCTGCGCCCTTTACGGTGGTCGCCGCGCATTGAATGGCCGTCAGATCGCATTCCGCCGTAGACAGCGCGCAAGAGGCGGCGGTAACGTCGGTGGAAATCTTGTGGAGGTCCATGGTCAGGCTCCTTCGGACGGGACGGTCATGGGAGCGGGCGCATTCACCGGCGCGTCGCCAGCCTCCACACCGTCCAGCTCGTCGAGAGTGTCGGCGATGTTGATCGGCATCACGCCGCCGAGGAGGTTGACGAACAATCGCGACTTACACCCCGGAACGGCGTCCCCTTTCACCTCACGGCGCCCGGAGATCAGCGAGCGCGAGAAGAACATGCGCCCTTCGTTGTAGGGGGCGCCGAAGATCGGGGCGCCATTGTCCGCGGTGGCGATAATAGCCCCCTCGATATGGCGGACCTCGATCGCGTTCACGATCGCCATGCTGTCGATGACGTTCTTCTTCACGAACCCGTATTGGTCTGAGAGCTGATCGAGCTGTTGCCCGAAGCCCATGTCGTAGACCACAGCGCACGGGTTCTCGCCGTCACACGGCTTGATGACAGCGATGATGCATCCGGCGGGGATCTCAAGCCGCTCACCGGCGGCCGTCTTGAGGTGCAGCATGAAAACTCCTTCCGCTCGAGCATGCCGGGGGAAGGGCGGTCAAATTACCGCCGTCAGACAGGCTTGCGGAATGCCATTGCAGCCTTTCTCAAGGGTGCGTCGATTTCGATACCGAGTTCGGCGTAACCCCGGACGTCGCGCTTAGCCTTGTCGATCGCTGTAGGGACAAGGCTCCATGATACCGCACGGAGAGCTGCTACCAGGTGCGGGCGGGCGACGAGGCAGCGGATTGTCGCGCCGTTAATCGGAACGTCCATGATGTCGGCATGATGTACGATGGTCGGCAGCAAATGACCGCGCAGGTCGATGTCGATGTTCAGGCCTTGACGGTCGAAGTGGTAGCAACGATCTGGGCTGTGTTCGATAATTTCGCCACCCAAGCGCCCCAGCAATAACTCGGCGGCCGGGCGAGTGCAGATGAAGTCTATGTCGCCCACATGCCCATCCCGCCAATCCGGAAGGCAGCCGCGCAAAAGCGCTGCGTACGAGCCGATTAGTAGGGCTTCAGTGATTGGTGACATCGAGGACGAGGTAATCGCTGAGGCTAGGATCGTGCACGGCGTCGGAGTTGAATCCAAAGTGGTCCGTCGTCGTGAACGATTGAATGGAGAACGATGCTCCGTCGAAGACCCAGCCCCCTACAGCGGTGATCCGTCGAAATATCGGAATACCGAAAGTGTCCACATCCGCGTCAACCTGCTCCCGGAAGTATGGGCCGGTCGAAGGTGAGATCGCATAGATCCGGCCCGAGGGCTGCGAGGACTGTGGCGCAAGCACCATCGGGGTCCGTGCCGTGCTAAATGTGCAGTTGCCGTTCACGTCAAGTAGGAACAACGCCGCTCCGCTGGTCGGCTTGGCCGGAGGTATCTTATCGTAGATCCAATAGTCGACATAACCCCCGCTCGACTGGCTATACATCTTCATGTCGTAGGTGAACGTCGAACCGCTGCGGCCCTGAGTGGTAATTGCCGCATTGCAGTTTATGGGCCGGAACGCGACCAGAGGGTTGATCCCGCCCGTGACGGTGATCGTTTGCGTGAGCGTCGTGATCCTACCTTTTGCGACGAGGACCATCTGAGGCCACAACGCGTCGAACAGAATTCTTTGACCATCAGGCGCCCAGATCGTGGAGATAGCGGCCATCACTTCCACCCATAATGGACGTGAGTGATCGCCCCTGCGGGCAGGTAGCGAACGTCATAGCTAATCGTCGTCGCATTGATCAGCTTCACCAATGCGTCCTGAAGATTCATGACCGGCACATTGTAATACTGCACGTCGATCCAGGCTTGGTTGCCTGCCTGCATGCCGGTGATAGCGAAGTTTCCTTGGGCAGGTCCGGTCAACACCAGGGTTCCGGCGTATCGCCCGGCTATCGACGTGGTGTCGAAAACCAGTGCGTTGGCCGCATTCCAGATCAAAAGTCCGCTAGGCATCAGACCACCGAGGAATCGCCGAGCTGGTACATCTTGTTGCCATTCGGGTAGTAACCGATGATTGTGCCCTGTCGGATCTCAAACGTCTTCGTGCCGCCCGTTGCAGTCACGACGGAAACGCGATCAGCCCGCAGCTTGATATCGCCGGTGGTACCGTTGTTGTTCACCTCCCACCCAGTGATGACCCCGCCAGCCTCGATCGTCAGTGCGGCGCGACCGTATAGCGTCGTCACGTTCCCGTTGATCGTGGTGATCGCCGTCTGTTGCTGGGTGATCGTTACGCCTTGGGTACTGACGGTGGTCGAGAGGGAGGCGTATTGGGTGGTCAGGGTGGAGAGGGTCTGGAACGACTGAACGACGCTCGATTCTTGAGTGAACGGCGTAGCAACCGTCCCCAGCTCCAATTTCACCTGCCGGACGTGGAAGTTTTGGACGGTGCCGCTCTGCTTTAGCCAGACAGCGTAGATCCGCAGCTTGGCCGTAGCTGCCGGGGCTAATGGCAGGGTTACCTTAAGCTGTTCCCTGCTTGCGCCGGTGACATCAAAGCTCACACCGCTGGCGCGTGGAGAGCCATTGGCGGGAGTCCCTACTTGATTGCCTGCGGCATCTAGGGGTTCGATGACGAAATAATGGACACCGGACCCGCCAGTGATAAGCTGCCCCATATCTCCGGTAAGAGTATAGGCCGCTCCACCGCGCGCTGGCACCTCTCTATACAGGATGATCGAAGCGCCATCGGCAATCGCGCTGTTAGTGCTTACATATGGCCCCCAAGCATCACTGTCTGGGCCGGGGTAGAAAGCCGCGTTAGCCGACCATCCAGCAGTTCCGTTGTCGAAACTGGGGCAGAGGTTGGGGTTTCCTGCGGTTACCTTCGTCGTCAGCGTCGCAGTCTGGTTTTGCAACGTCGAAATTGCGGTCGCGTTCTGCGTAATTGACGATCCATGTGCAGACACCGTGCCCTGCAGCGAAGCGATGTTCTGGTTTGCTGTCGTGATCGCTTGGGCGTTCAGCGTGACGTTCGAGTTCGTAGTGCCCAGGTTCGTCGTCAGCGTGGCGATCTGACCCGCCTGAGTAGATGAGGCGGTCTGAAGCTGCGTGATCGATGCGCCGTTCGCCGTGACAGTCTGGGACAAGCTCGCAAGCTGCCCGGCCTGATTGTCGGCCGTGGTCAGGATGCTCTGGATCTGCGCGGCTTGATCGCCCTGCGTGGTTTGCAGGGTGGTGATGTTCTGGCCGTTGGCGAGTATGTCGGCCTGTGCCTGGGTCAGTTGCGTCTGGGTGGCTGCCGCGTCCGTCTGGAGGTCTGCGATCGTCTGCTGGGCAGCGGCGATGTCGATCTCGGCCTGGGCGACATCGGCGTCCAGTTCGGCAAGAAGGTCCTTCTCTTCCTGGTTCGCACCGTCGGTTGCGCCGGGTTCGGCGGGACGCAGATCGTCGATCGGGACGCCATCGGCATACTTCGGCTCCACCACGTCCTGATAGATCGGGTTCAGATAAGGATCGTAGCTGGTGGGCTGGACAGGCTGGATCGCCGGGCGCTCGTCGCGGTCCCAGAGGTAGATGTCCGCGTTCTCGACCTGCAGGACCATCGGGACTTGGCCGTCGACCTGCACCGCAGTCTCGACGACGCGGAACAGCTTGTTGGTCCAGCCCAGCGCGCCGAAGGTGAGGCGGATTACGTCGTTTTTCTGGACCTTCCATGCCCGGTAGCTGAAGGTTGCGGTGAACCGTCCCGAGTAGAGCATGCGCGCGATGCGCTGCTTGACCAGGCGCTGCGCCTGCGATGCGTCCTGCACCGTCTGGAAATCGACAGTCTCGATCCGGTCGATGCCGTCGAGGCTGGCAATCCGCACTTCGGGGAAGTCCACCGCCTGATAGAGCGAGGTGGTCGAGGGATCGATGAAGGTGCCACGCACGACGTTGTACGTCTCGTCGAGCGGCGCGGTCTGGTCCCAGGTGAACCCACCGAGGATGTCGTCGTCGTTGAAGTCGGCGATGGGGGTGGCGAGGTCGTTGTGCAGGACCGTGATACGGATCTTGCCGTCTACGTCGTCCAGCTCGGCATTCATGGCCGCCTTAAGCTGGTCGAGGACCGTGCCGGTGGCATCGGCCTCGGAGAACACACCGTCGGACCGATACCGGGGCTGGGTGCCGCCCGCTGCCAGCGTCACCGGCTCATCACAGAGGTTCGCAGCCGTGATGAAGCTGGCGAGGTCGATACGCGCGGCGGGGATGCCCTTGCCGACGGCGAGGCGCCACTCGTTCGTGGCCGGGTTCTTGATGCGCCAGCCCAGCAGATACCAGAGCAGCTGGATCGCCGGGTTGCGGCTCGCCGCGTCGTTCCATACCCAGGTTGCCTGGTCTGCGGCGCGGTGGGCGCCGGACCCGCCCGCGACTGTGCTGTCCAGGCGCGGGTCATAGGTCGGCGCGCCCTTGCCGATGATCGTGACGCGGGTCGGAATAGACTGCGCGAAAGGGCTTTCCGCCTTCTTGCTGTTACCGGTCAGCTTGAAGCGGAAATAGACATACGACAGGCCGGTGTAGCGCCGGGTCGCACCCATGCGCGCGCTGAGGTTGATGGCGTTCGCCGCCGAGCCCTCAAGGATCGGGGTAACGGTGAGATAGCCCGCGAAATCGCTGGTGACGCCACCGGAGGACGACCATGCTTTCTTGTCGTCGAACCAGATCTCTTCGATCGCGCTGGCCTTGTGGCTCGACGTGACGACGAAGCGGTGAAGGTACTCCTGGTTGTTGGAAAACTCTTGGTCGCGGATGTCAGTGGCCATGGCGGTCCGGCCGAGCACGAACTTGCGCGGAGCGCGCGGGTCCATGCTGACGGACAGACGGTCTTCGGCGTTGCTCGATGTAGCCGGCGCCTTTGGCCGCGAGAGCATTGACGCGCCGAGTGAGACGACACCGGCGACAGTCGCGATCGTGGAGGCTGCCACGGACGCACCAAACGCCGTGAACATCATCGTGCCGCCGAGCGCCGACCCGATTCCGGTCGCTACAAGCGCGGCGCCGGCGACAACGGTCGCAATCAGACCGACGGTTTTGAAGATCTTCTTGCTCATTCGCCGACACCCCACGCATGGGACCATTCGGCGCGGTCGACGCGATAGAGCCCGTCCACTCCGTCGCGCTCGCCGATGAACAGCGCGGCACCGCCGATGCAGATGCCCACGGCCCCGTCACTCATGACCACATCGCCCCGGCGCGCGTAGCCGATGGGCTTGGGCGGCAGCAGCGTGTCGAACGTGGACTTGAGGTCGCCAGCGCCGTAGCGCTTGAGGGCACGGGCCGATCCTGCGGCCGTGCTATACTTGCCGCGGAACAGCGCGGCGATGTCCTCGCCGGTCATCGCAAGCACTGCGTCCGCTGTAACGAGGGCACAATCCGATCGCCCCCAGGTGAAGACGGCATCGTCCATGAGCGGTGCAAGGTAGGCGCTGAGGCGCGCCTCCCAGTCGGGTAGGCGGTTCAAGACAGCGCTCCTGCGGTCTTCCAGAGGTTCGAGCGCCCGGAGGATTGGGCGATCGGGGTGGTGTTGGAGGTCGAGGTGCCGTTCGCGATGGCGATGGCGGCCAAGGCGGACTGGTCGCCGGGGTCGAACAGCTCTTGGTCGAGATAGGTCCGGTTGCTGGCCTGGTTGAAGGCTGAGAGATAGCCTTCGATCGAAAGGCGGATGAGCTGCTCGCTGGCGTCGCCTTCGATGGCCAGAGAGGTCATGTACCCGGTGTAGTAGTGCTGGATCGCGCCGCGCTGGACACCGTTCTCGTCGCGGATCATCCGCCAGAGGTAGGCGGGACGGCCCTGCCACTTGGCTTGGTCGCCGATCACGTTCAGCGTCTCGTTGTCGATGTCGCGGAGGCCCGAAAGGCTGCACTCCAGCTGGTCGGAACCGCCGGACTTCGCCTGCACGGAGCCGATGTCGACGAACTTGCCGTTGGTGCCGATGAAGGGCTGATCGTTCATCTCGGGGAATGAGGTTCCCGTGATGGTCACGTCATAGCCGAGCGTGTTGAAGCGCACCGGATTGGTATCGATGTCAAGAAACACGAAGAACCCGGGACGAATTACGTCGTCATCAAGGGCTGCGGCGGCGGCGGCGTCGGGGCGGCTCACAACGCCTCCTCCGTGCTGATCATGAAGGCGGTGACGCCGTTGCTCGTCTTCCAGCCCTGGCGGGAATTATCGAACGAGGCGTGCAGATAGGGGGCGATGGTCTCCACCGTCGTTCCCTCGGCCGGGGCTTCCATCAGCTCGGGCACGAAGGTGGCCGTCCCTTGCCCGGCGCCATTGGTTACCAGATCCTCGGTCAGCATCACCAAGCGGTGGTGGCCGGAGGGAAGGGGAACGGTCAGGTAGTGGCCGCCCTTGAGAACGGTCGTGTTCGCAGGCAGTCCCTGAAGGGGTAGGGTGGTCAGCGGGGTCGCGCCCGCTCTGACCGTCGGGTTCGGGCCGGCGCGCTGGCTGCATGCCACGGGGAAGCGGAAGCGGTGGACCGGCCCGCGCAGCTTGAGGAAGAACAGTCGCCAAGGCCGCTCCTCGTCCTCGGTGGCGATATCGACCTGAGCGCTGGCGTACCACTTCTGTGCGCCCGGCATGCCGCTGACACGGCGGCGACCCGTCCATTCCGAGCGGTTGACCTGAAAGTTCTGGTCAAGCTCGATCTGTACGTCTTCAAGGTCACCGGCGGGCATGGGGATTTCGGCCATGCCGTGAGGGTAGATTTCCGGTCAGCCTCGAATTACCGCCGTTGACAGCCTCGGTGAAGCACGTCGAGAGGGTAGATTGCCCATTGGTAAGTAACCAGTAAGCTAGAGCGCGTTGCCGCATGTCGCGGCAGCACTAGGGTTGTGGTGGTGCTTATGTCTGATGCTCGATCTGCTCAATTCATGTCCCTGTTCAACGGTTTGATCACGCTGACTTGCGCGATGGCTAAGCGTGGGCTGCTCGATCAAGGTGACATCGCCGCCTTGCACTCAGCTATGATGAAGCCGCTGGACCTTGAAGAGCACGCGGAGCACGAGGGCGTCGCACAATACCGCGCGACCATCGACGATCTGATCTCGACCATCTCGATCGAAACCAGATAACAATGTCGTTCTGTCGGGCGGTTCTTACATACGGGGGCGGCCCATTGCCTTCAGGTCGCGAGCCGCCAGTGCGCGGCCGCCCTGGGCGCCTTGGATAGCTGCTTGCTGGGCCATCTGGTTCATCTCTGCGAGCAAGTCTTCCGTCACAACGGCGCTTCGGAGGTTGAACTTCAGGACTTGGGTCACTGAAGTGGTCGCACCCGCGACAGCTGCGCGAACCCCTGTCATTGATGCAGCAGCCGTGGCGTTAAGCTGGTGATTAGGGACGATCGTGCCGCTGGTCGGCGCGCGGAACAACTCGGGGCCATTCTCGCCGACAAGGTATGTCTGGCCGCCGGACACCGGGCCGCCAGCAGCGCGCGCGCCGGCGATGCCGAACAGCTTGCCTAGGCCGCCGAGCAAGCCGCCACCGCTGGACCCTCCGCCAAGGCTCCCAAAGATCGCCTGCTGCGCGGCAAGGCGGATGAAATCGTTGATGATCGAGTTCAGTACGTCGCCCGCCACACCGCCGAGGTGCAGGAACTCGGTCGTCGCATCTGCCAGGCCATCGGTCAGCCGATCGACGGCGTTCAGTTCAATGCCCTCGATCGCGTCGGTCATGTTGGCGGCTGTATCGCGCACTTGGCGGCGACGCTGTTCTAGCGGGGATTCGTACTGGCGGCCGATGCGTTCGGTGTCATAGCCTTGCAGCTGGCCGAGGATGCGAAGGCGCTGCTCTGCGATCTTCTTTTGGGCGTCCGATGCTGTGGCGCTATCGATTATGGCCTGCTGTTCGAGGCGCTCCTGCTCGTAGGCAAGGTCGAGCAGCTTCAGTTCGAGGTCCTGGCGATCTGCGCGCGTGACAACGAGGTCAGCTTGGGCGCGCAGCAGGTCCTGGTCGTTCTGGTTGCTGGCCTGCGCCGCATCCAGCGCTTCGCGTGCAAGCTGCTCTTCCTTCTGCCGGGTGACGGACTGCTGCAAGAGGCCGGGTGAGACAGGAATGTCGCCACTCTCGGTCGGTGCCGGGCCGTACAGCTTCGTGATCCTCGCGAGCGCCGCCTTCTTCTGGGCTGCCGAGAGGTCTTCGTCCTGGTTGATCTCGGCAACGCGCTGCTTGCGTTCCTCGGCAAGGATGTCCTGCTGAAGGTCGGCGCGCTCTTTCGCATCGGTGGTCAGGTCCAGTCGCGCCTGAAGCTCCTCGACAGCCAGGCGGGAAAGTTCCTGCTCGCTCCTGTCGCGCTTCCGGGCGTGCGAGGCCGTTGAACTGGATGTGGCCGCGATAGCCGCGGATTCACCGACGCCCTTCTGAAGGTTGCCGATGATCGCCTTTTCGCGATCGATCTGCCGGTTGATATTGGCTAGCTGCTTGCCGCTGGCGCCGACCTTCAGCTTTTCCAGATCGGCCAGCTTCTGCTGATGCTTGGCAAGCGCCTTGGCGCTGTCGGAGTTTCCTCCGCCAGTGCCTCCGGCTGATGGAATGACGAGGGAGCTTTCAAGGGTGCGGAGACGTGCCTCGGCGCCATCGAGCAGCTTTTGCTGGTTCGCGAGTTCATTCTGGGCCTGGTTGACGCCGCGTTCGCCGGTAAGGCGCATGATGCCAGCGGTCCCGCCCGGGACGGTACCGCCGGCGCTTGCCGCAGCTGTGTTCTGTGCGGCTTGGAGCGATCGGGCTTTTTCAAGCGCCGCCTTAGCCGCAGCCACGTCGGCCTTGGCCGCCTCGATCGTGCGCTTGGTCCGCTCGATCTCCGCGCGGGCAGCAGCCTCAATGGCGACGCGCTCAGCGCCGCGTGCGCTTGCGAGTTTCAAAGAGAGGTTGCTTGCAGTCTCGTCGGCCTTGGCAGCATCTTCGACCTTTGCGCGGTACTCGTCGGTCTCTTTCGCGGCGCCCTCGGTGTACTTGGTAAGGGCGTAGATGCCGGCGCCCAAGGCGAGGACAGCTGCGCCGATCGGGCCGCCGAAGGCAGCAAGCAAAGTCCCGCCTGCCGCGCGTCCGGTGAGAGCAAGGGCCTCCATTGTGGTCGCAGCACCGATGGCCCGAGCCTCAATGGCAAAGATGGCCGTCGACACTGCGCCGCTGGCGATCACTGCTTGGGCGGCAGCGGCGACGTACTTGGCGCCCATGACGCCAGCTATGACAGCGAGGGCCTCGGCAACAGTGTCTAAGTTTTCCGCCAACGTGTTGAGGGCAGACGTTATGGCCGCCGAAGCACCATTCGCCTTGTCGGCCTCCCCTATGTATCTGGTGAGCGAGTTAGTAAGGTTTGTGAAGGCCGCCCCGATAGTGAGGGCGGTGGAATCCGCCTGCTTTTCCAGATCCTCCATCGCGCGGATGATGGCGCGGAAGAGTTCGACGTTCGAAACGCCGGGTCCGTTCTGGTCCTTGATCTTGGCCGTGAGGCCAGCGAGTGAATCGCCAGTTCCATCGATGTACTTTGCCGCCCCCCGGAGCAGCGGTTGCATCGTATCGAGCAGGCTGTTGAACTCTTCGGCTTGAACCCGAGGCGACCCGAGCGCCTGGCCGAGCTGGAGCAACGACCCTGAAGCCTCTTGCGTACTGGTCCCGGAAACCCGCAGGGAGGCGGCCACGGCCTTTGTCAGGGCGATTAGATCACTGCTGCTTGCGCCCAGTTCTTTCTGGTTTTGCGCAGCCCGAGAATACAAAGTCCCGATAGCCTCTAGTTCGACGCCGTTTTGCTGGGCCACCTTGAACAGGCGATCTTGAACGGCGGTGAGGTTCATTCCTTCCAAACCAGCCACTTTGAGCTGGTTCGTGAAGCGAGTGTAGGAGTCTGCCATATTGGCGACTTCTTTTGCGGAAAATCCTGTCGCCAGCGACGCCGTAAGCGAGCGCATGCTCGAGCTTATTTGATTGGACGACGCCTTAATCTGGTCCTCAAGTCGAACCACAGCGCGAGCTTGGCTGTTGAAGTTTTCGTTAACACGGCGAGCGGTCTGCTCCATGTCCGCGCGATACTTTGCAACATCAGCGCGAAGCTGGACGATAACGGGATCTATCTCTGGCATCATCCGATGCTATTTGCGATCCTGAACGAATTTACCGCCATCCGGAGGGACCATGAGAATACTACTTCTACCAGCGCTGGCTTTAGCAGCTGCATCCTGCCAGCCATCAAGCCCCGAGCCAGATCGCGAGGCGGTAAGCGAATCCTCACCCCTGCCGTCCCATCCCGCGGATGAGACGGGCGACCGCATCCCCTCGGTGGACAACGCGGATTATTTTCTACTGAAGGCGAGTGTTTTGTCTGACGGAAACGTGGTCGCCCTTTCCCGGCGGGACAGTTCCCAAAGGGGGAGCGTGTACTCGAAACGAGAGTTTCAGTGCGAGAAGGGCCTAGTGCGCTATCTGGGTTCCGGCGATACCCGCGCTGCTGCTGAAGAGTCCCAGCAGCCACCTGATGAGTTTGGAAAGCTGGTGAAAGGGTCGAGCGCTTACCTCACCGCGCAGGTCGCATGCGGCAAATACAAAAAGCCAGTGACCGCGCCGATATCGTAGCAACTAAGGGCGGCCCTAGAGCCGCCCTCGACTCCCTGATGATGCTTGATCCATAGTTGGGCGTCGAATCAGGGGGTTGTATGGCGATCTTGAAAGTCCGGTACATCGATGATTTAGGGCGCCCGTCGGACCCTGTTAATGGCTATCCGTGCGTTGATCTGAGGATGAGTTTTCGGTCTCCGCATGACCCTGCTGGCAACCCCATCTCGCTGGAGGATGTGTTTCCAATCGTCGCCGTAATCGACACCGGCGCTCATATAAGTGGGATTGTGCCGCGCTGCATTCCGCATTGGGCTAGGGCAGAGATTGTCACAAAGTCGACCGGCATCACTGGCGTTGGAACATCGAATATTTATCGGGCGACAGTCTATGTTGAGGATGCGAAGTGGATGGCGGCAGGGGTTCTTTTCGGGTCAATCTCGATGGAAAACACGCCGTTCGATGTCGTTCTGGGTCGAGAATTTCTCCGACACACGAGCTTCGATTATGATGGAGATTCCGGCATTACCTGGCTGAAGGTGCCAACCGCGTAGCTGTGTGAACGAGGAAGTGGTTCCTGTGGTGGGAACTGGCTCGTCCTCCCGAGTGATGTTGATTTCGTCACTGGCCACGATGCGCCTCCACAAACCTCCGAAGCCGGTCAGGATCACCGGGGGCTTTCGGTTCTGACCCTGGCGAGGCATGTGCCTCGTTATGGGCCTCCAACGCTTCGAAGTAGCCCGAGAGCGAAAGCCGCTCCCAGTCCAGATGCATCCCGCCGCAGTTGGAGATCAGTTGTCCTTTTCGGAGAGGCTGGGGGCCAGCGGCTCCTCCCCCGCGCCGGGCGCTTTTTTTAGGCTGATGCCGACAATCGCCGCATGCAGGATCGACCAGGCGACGTGGAGCCCCTCGACCATGGGGCGGCTCGGGAACACATAGCCCTCGACCAGTTCGCGAGCCTTCTGCGGGCCGACCTCGATCTCGGCGCCGTCCACCATGCCGGAATTGCCGCCGATCAGGCCGAGGCGGATCGTCTCGCGGATTTCAGCGACCATCGCCGAGCCGCCGCCGAGGTAGACTGGCGCAGTGCCATCGATGGCCAGCCCGGCGCCCATGGCGTCGTACATCGCGAAGATGGACTTATCCCCGCACTTGCGCTCCAGCTCGATCACCTGAGGGAGGCCGAGCCAGAAACGATAGTCGCCATCCCCAAAGGCCAGCGTGACGGCAGTGTCCGGCATCAGGCGGCGGCGGTCCAGGTGAGGGCGCCTTCGCCTTCCAGCGTGATTTCAGCCGTGCCCGCGCTGTCCTGCGAATAGGACTGGTTGCGCGTGGTCATCAGAGCGGTGCCGCCATAGGTGCCCATGAGGTCGCCGCCGTCGGTGCCGTCGTCGCGATACAGCTCGATCGCGTAGGTTTTGCGGACGCCGAAAGCGTCGCTCATCTCTTCTTCGAGATCGATATTGTCGGAGCCGGTGCCGCTGATCGACCAGGACGAGCCGGTAACGCGCAGTTTGCGGGTGCCGGGCCGGTTGGGCTTGGCACAGTCGCGACGATAGGTCTCGTTGGTCTGGGCGGTGCGATTGATGGTGACGCCCTCGATGCCGCAAACGAGCGTGAGCACGGCGGGCGGGCCTTCGGCGGTCTGAATCTTGATGAGGGCGAAGTCGGCGCTATTCGGCTCGGACACGGGCAATCTCCAGCATGGTTTGCCGGAGGGTAGAATGCCTCAGTCTTCGGCCTTACCGCCGTCAATGGCATGGAAGCGGGCGCGGGCACGGTCGGCATTCCAGTCGGACAAATCGGGGGTGGCGGCCTCGACTATCAGGGCCTTGAGCGCGTGAGCAGCTTCCTCGTCGCCCTCGCGCGACAGACGATCGGCGGCTTCGATGATGTCGTCGGAATCGACGGCCTCAGATCGGATCATCTGCGTCAGGAAGGCGCGCAGCATGCGCTCGGCGAGAGGGGCGTCCATCCAGGCGGTGTATCAGCCCTGGTAGGCCCTTGCACGAACAAACGCGATCCCGTGCCAAGCGTCAGCCTCGGCACCGTCGCGCATGAGACGTGAGGACCGGACCAGGAACTGATAACGGCGGCCGCTAACCTCGAAGGCGTGGCCGTGGAGCGCCTCGACAACCGCGGTGTTGATCTCCCCAGCGTGGTCGCGCGCCGTCTTGGTCATTGCCCCGGCGCCGTTGTAGATCGGCTTGGCGAAGGAATGCAGCTGGAACGAGACCTCGGCACGGGCGGTGCAGCCACGACCCTGCGGTAGCGACTGAGTTCCTTCGAGACGGATGAACGGCCAAGCGGGTGCTTCGGCGACGGGATCGATCGATGCCTTCGCAACGATCTGGGCAAGCGGTGCATCGGCCTTCAGTGAAATGATGCATGCGCGCTCGACTGCACGGAGCAAGTCATTCGCCATCAACCTTGGCCTTCCCGTTTCTCGCCTTGGGCTTGATGGCGCCTGCGGTTCGGGCAGCCTTGGCGACGGCGTCCGTCACCTCGATCTCGACGTTGGGCGGATAGACGGCCTCGCGAAGCTCATCCAGCTTGTGCCGGTACTCGTGGGCGAAAGTGACGGTCTGCATTATGCGTCTCCTGATTTGCTGGATTTCACGGCTTTGTCGACGGCGCGGCGAACGAGCTGCTCAACCTCGCGGCGCTTCGCATCGCGCGCCGGCTGCATGTACGGGCGCGATTCCATCCGGGAGGTTCCGAACTCCAGCGCGGCCGCGTAAGGCGCGTTACTGCTGACCTCGACTACCAGCGGCGCGACCTGGTTCGTCTCGATCGCGCCAGCCAGCGTGCCCGTGTCATTGTTCGGCGCCTCGCCGGGGGCGGACGGCTTGTGCTGCTTGCCTGACACCGCCCCGGCCGTGATCGAAATCTGGGCCTCTACCTGGATCAGCTCGCCCGCGGCGAACAGGGCCTTGCCCACCTCGCGCACCATGGCTTGGCCGGTGAGCTTCTTGAGCCGTGCTGCGTGGGCTTTCCGCCCTGAAATCCCGGACTTAGCCATCAGGCTTTGCGCCCCGTCCCAGCCCATCCGGCGGCCACCGGATCGCGTTCCAGCGACGAGACTGACCACGTTCCGGAGAACGGACCCTCCAGCACCTCGATCCGGGCCTCAGTGCCCAGTGAGCCAGCCAGCGTGGCGGCAAGAACGATGAACCGGACATCGGTGTCCACGAAGCCCTCTGCCTGCCGCATTGCGGTGTCGGCCACGTCGATCTGCACGCTGCATTCCCGGTGCTCGACGCCGCCGGGCGTGACGATGCTGCCCCCGTCATCGTAAACCGGATCGGTCTGCTCGATCGTGCGGGCAGGGTGGAACGGGCCGCCGAACGCCTGCGAGAAAGCAAGGCCGATGTCCGCGAAGGCTTGATCGTAAGCGCGAAATTCCGGGCACCTGTTCGGTTGAGTGCCGCGGTGTGAAGGATGTGTCCACCAAGGAAGAGGTGGACACATGGAGATGGTACCGATGGGCCCGCATGGGCTCGAGGTTGTAAGGGT